CGGCACATTAACAATATCCTTGCCACTACCCCTTCCCACACATGCGCCTTGCCAGACAGTCGATAGGTACTGTGCGACAACACGCTCTGTGCGGAAACCTCTGTGTTTCCTTGCTTGACTAGCCATTGAATGTAACCAATATAGAAGGAAATGGAGCAGCTGTGATGCTTGCCCCAAACTTCAATCTACCCTTTATAAATTGCACATCAGCATGAGGATAAACGAACTCATGAAACCATTTAGTGTCAGTCCTTGATGGTAACAACATGACCACTAAATCATCATGTAGGGCAGCTTTCTTAACCCAGTCATAAATGCCACGCCCATAAGGCGGATTCACCCAAGTCCGACCAATCCATTGACCAGCTAAACCATCACGCCTAGCCTCATCTGGATGGTCTAAACCAAACCATTCGTTGCATAGATGATTAGTTAGACTAGCTGCTGCATCCAACTCGAAATCATGAAAGCCGTTAGCTTGCTCCCATAGATCTTTAGGTGTTGCCCAGTTGTCTGTCGCTGAAGGTGGCATGTATCCGCTCATAGGTGATGTTTATTCTCACAATTCTTGCAGAAGAACATAACTGCACCATCATGGATGCGATCGTATTCATTGACTTGAGCAAAGGAATCGCAGTCCGAGCAATTCTCCACTCCACCGTATCCGCTAAAGCTGTATATATGGCGATCTATTGGAGATCTATAAATCTCATCAAAGTTAAACTTAGCCATTGACTGCCTTACATTTAGCGCATTGCCATGTAACAACGCCATTAACAGAGTCAGATGAAATGTCCTCTAAGTCTCTTATTGCAACTGGTTCGTTACATAGCTGACATGGCACAAAGGCTGACATTAGATCAACCCATTCACCATTTATCTTAATTCCAATGTTACCCATTAAACTCTCGCTTTCTGTGGTTGGAACTTTCCATCTGACCCAAGTGTGTACCACTTAGTCGGGCATCGATGAGCTGATGAAATGGCTGAGTTGCAGAAGTAGCCACCCCAAGCCTTTCCATTCTTCTCACCCTCACGCCACTGCATATGTCCATGCTCGCATGATGGTGCTTCTACTGCCTCGCCTGTTCCCATGATTGCAGCTACATTCTCCATAGCCTTCTCAAGTGTGACAGGTGCATCAACTACGCCCCGATATTCTCCAACAGGTGTAGTCCAGTAATCCTGATCATCTGCCTTGACATCTTGAACTGATGGCTTTACTACTTTTGTAGCAACGACCTTAGTCATTTCCTCTCGGCTTGGTTTATGCTTGTCGATGCCGATGTTCGCATGACCACATGCAATACCAAGAGCCGAAGTAGCCCCGTTTTCCAAAGCAAAATCTTTATTAACACCCCTGTCCGTAATAACCTCATTCGCAAGACCAGTCGAGAATGGTTTTTCATCTGTGGTTTCTCGATAAAGGCGTGCAGCCACGATAAAGCGGTGATCAGACCATTCAAGAATTTCAGTTTCAATACGACCATTTGGATACCTTTTCCAGAACTCAATTAAACGCTCACGAACTGTGGTGTACTCCGAAAGATTAAACATAAAGCTCATTCTCCTCTGTTGCTAGTTGCCCTGCGAGTGCTCCATAGCTGCATAGATCGACCCAGTTGTCGATGTGTTGGGCTGATTGATTAGTCCGTGCAAGTTTAACGAGCACCATGATCCCTGCGACTTGATAATCGTGGATCGGTGTCTGTAGGTATGCACTGAGGAGCATTGCGGTGTGTTGCAGGTTATCCGCAGGGTGACCATACGAAAGCCCACGATCGCGGATTGTGTCTGTTGCGGTAAGTAGGATCTCATTAGCGCGCATCTGTTGTCACTCGCTGAAATGACTTAGCCACGATTAGCCCCTCGCGCTTGCCTTCATTGAAGCCTTTAGCCCAGCCTACTAAATACCATAAAGCATTAGCTGCTAGAAGCAGCACAATCATTGGCATCTCAAAGCTCATTGTATTTCCTATCTGCATCCAGTGCCCTCGACTGGCTTACAGAATTAGTGTGACAGAAGTGACCGACTAATCAAGCACATTCTGATAACGAAATGATAACGATTCTCCCTCGTCCACGGCATCATCTAACGTGCGCTTGATGTCAGGCGTAAAGTCGTCCATATAAGGTGAACGATCCATCCTTGTTGATTGGCACTAAGAATGGGCTAACTCGATCTCCATGTGTCTCAATGACTGCCACAGACATCTGCCAATTAGCACTGCCAGCCTTGAGATAAGAGGCTTTCTTCTTGTCCATAACATTTCCTGCCTCTAAGCCCCAAAGAGTCCTGTATTGGCTTCCTAAGCCTTCTGTGTAGGCACTGATGCCAGCCCTGTGAGTGTGTCCACAGACTACAGACTTGCCGAACTTCTTAGCCAAGCCAAGAGCTGTAAGTCCTGCATTGCTATTCATGGATCCTTCGTCTCCGTGTACTAAGACCCAGCCCTTATGGAACTCGAATGGCTTTTTATGAAAACGAATCCCCAAGTCATTGAAACCCATAAAGCGGGAGTACTCGAGTTCTGGAAGTCCGATGAGGCTAGGAGCTCCTCTAACGAGAGTGTGGTATAGACGATCGGTGTGGTTGGATCGAGTGATGTCGGTAGTGCCGAGATCCCAGAGGATCTTCTGAGCGAGACTTCGATCATAATCTAGCTGCCCTTCATACTCCAGATGTGTGCCTTTAGCCCACTTTGACTGGCTTTGCATGTCCAGCTCATCGCCTGTGTTTAGGACTAAATCGAACTTCTCGCGCTTTACTAACTTGATAAGATTCTTAACTGCTTGCTCATGATGATATGGAATCTGTAGATCCGAGATCACCAAGTATCTGCGTTTAGTCATCATCCTCATCTTCGTAATCCCCGAACTTCTCAGGGTCAATGGGATCAGGCAGAATCCAGTGAGGATAGGCTTGCGGTTCTGTGATCATGAACATGGCAATGTCCTCTGCGAAACCTGCTCGCTTTAATGAACAAAAGTACTCATAGAGTCCAATGCAGTAAGCATCGAGCTTTGAGTAACCTTGTTCCTCTAACGCCTTAGTTGCTTTTCTTGCCATAGCACAATGCTACCTGTCAAGCAATATGTTATAGATCTCATCGACTCGCGTGTTGAGTCTTTTGATCTCAGACAACAGGTGTGTGATTACATAGCCAGACAAGCCACCGAGTGCTGCAATGGTGGCAAGGTAAAGCGTGAAGAAGTCGCTCTGTGTCACTTCTTAATGCCCATAGAAGGATCATTAGGTGAAAGGTAACGCAATACAGGTGGAAGGATTGAAGCAATCCCTGCTGCGATGAGTGCCTGTGGATCTGTAACCCCGGCAGCATACATTGAGATTGCTGCTACTAAGAAGGCTCTAGCCCAAGATCCTGCTGCTGTCTTTAATTCATTCATTATTCTCCACCTAACATAGATACTTGAAAAAAAGCACCATCATTGTCAGCTTCTTTCTTAAAGCTAACATGGCAGTGCTTAGAGTGTTTGTTAGCCCCTGTGTACTTGCGCCATTTCCAGTTAAGGATGCTGGAGCAGATTCGTCCATCGAAAATGATGTAACTAATACGCTTGTCTGCTTTTGACTTGGATAAGAGACGAAGTTGATCAGCAAGATCTCCCATGATGTCGGGCTTGCCACCCTTGAATAGGTCTTTGTCCACATCAATGGCACGAACCCAGCCCTGCTCATCTGGATTATGATCTGACTTGCGAGCAGCGTGTCGGGTATCACCGATCCAACCATCCGATGTGCGGTCACGATCTGGGAACGAGTCATCGAACTGTTCGCGTAGCTGGATTGCTGCCTTACTTAACTTCGGCTTCATCGATCACACTCGGTGTGGATTGTTCCGCTTGCATAGCTTCATAGGTTGATTTCAGCATTGAAGTAAATTGCTCATTGCCGTGATCAATAATTATGTGAGTAACGCTTTCCCCATTAGGTGTTTCAACAATAAGTTCTTTTGTGTTTTCCATTTTACAACTCCGCGCTAAAGCCGACATAGGCTGATGTGCTGTTATTTGCTAACAATGAATAAGGTCGGTATTGAGTCAAACCTGATGCAACTCCAATAGTTAATCTCAACCTTTGCAAACCAACTTCACCAAGTGCTGCGCTGGTGACAGTTGTATTTGTTCCTGATCCATCCCAAAGAATCAAAGTTGAGTATTCTAAACTTGTTGCAGCAACTCTCATAGTGACTGGCATAGATATTTCAATTCTTGCTGATGTTGTGCTTATTGCAAAACCAAGCCCAAAATCTGAAAATGATTCCACTGCAGTTTGGCGATAATAGTACCTCTGGCAAGCGGCTAATTCTCCTTGAAGTGTTCCTGTGGCAGTCTGGAAATCTGTTGCAGTAGATCCTGCTTCTAGTTGAACGCCCCAAATGTCTAATTGTGGAGATCCACTTGCTTGACCTGTATTGTAATAAATGAAAGGAACTAAATAACTACCAGTTCCAATGGTTTTTCCAGAAATAGAAGGAACACTTGCTGTAAAAGAATAGCGAGCCCAAGATGTAGTCAATGCCTGTGTGGTATTTAGAACAGTGACATCACCTGAACCACCTGAACCAAAAAATTGCAACATTAAAATTGTTGCGGTTCTAGTGCTATCTGCCTTAGCCCAAAAGCTGATAGTCGCAGTTTGACCAGCAAAAGTTCTCACATCTTCGATGCGTTGATTGATGCCAATTACTGTTGTTCCGCTGCCAGAGGTAGCAGCAATGCGTGAAAAGTATTGACCTTCGTATCCTGCGACGGGAGCAGCTCCGGGAGTAAATGTTTGTTGTGACCATGTGACTGTTGCGCCACCTGCGACATAGGTGGAACGAAAGCGATCTGGAGCAAAATAATTTTCAGATGTGACTGTGGCACTTGTCGAGCGTTGCCATACATTAAAAGCACCATTTAGAATCTTATTCTTGCCAGCGTAGAAAAGGTTAGATCCGCCTGAAGCGGTAGTCCATGTAAAGTCCATGTCTGTTCCAGATGCCTTAGCCAATACCTGACCAGTAGTGCCACCCTTTAGATCGACCAGAGAAGCATCGATAGAATCGCCTAGAGTCTCAATGGCTACTGCGCCATCCTTGACTAGGTCAGTACTGGTTGGTACTGCCCAACCAAAATTAGGGGTTGTAGTTGCCATTAGGTTAGAGCTCCGATCGCTTTTGTCCACTGTAGTGTACCATTTACGCCACTCCAGATGGTGTTAGTTGGAAGTACTGTTGCCCATGTCGGGGCTATAAGTGAGAAGTCTGTAGGTGAGACATAGATAGTCGCATCAACAAATGTTGGTGTGGCTCTCATAGAGATGCCCTCTACAAAGCCTGAGAAGTACCCCTCGAACATGTTGAAGGGTAGGTTAGTAATAACTACTGGCTCGCCAAAGAAAAGGTTGATTAGGTCATCTCTAAGGGCATTAGGCATAAGAGGATTGTCAAGTCTAAAAGTAATCTGATCTAGCTGTGTTCTAGGTACTGAGCGCAGGGCTAGATCGCGATCGATGATGTCCTCAATGTCTGCCAGAAAGCGGATGTTGGAATCGAATGTCCTTTGATAGCGACCATAGGCAGTGATAGAAGCATCATCTGTAGCTGAGTATGTGCTGCCGTAATCATTGCCATAGCGCACGATTTCGCTGTTACGAATCTTTCCAATCTGTAGGATTGACTTAACGCTGGCAGGGGAAGCGTAATTGCCGTCTAACTGGGTTGAGCCATTAGCTGCTAAGTAATTACTTCTATGGTCTCCATCGGCATATGAGATTCGCCCCTGCTTGTCCTCGTAGAGCGTTCCAAGTGCGCTATCGGCTATCTGCTGGACTAGAGTTTGTGTGTTGCGATCTGCTGCACTGAGGTTATCCATCTGATACAGACCAGCATCGATCTCACCCAATCCCACATTCTCAGCATTAGCCCATGTAGTAGTCGGATCGTAGTCAATCCATTCAAGGGCAGGTGCTACTTCAATCCATTCATTGACTAACAATTCTGAAAGGATGATGCGGATCTGTTCTCCATCAAGGTCATGAGCCACAGAATCTGTGTAGATCGCCTTAGGCAGTTTAGCCAGAGCACCGACTGCAAGTATTGTGCCAAGAGTCACATACCCTGATTCTTCTGGACTTCTGACTGAGGTTGAGAAGTCTGAGACTGTGCCACCGAATACAGGCACATAAGTGCCACCGCTGTCCTTAAGCTCTAGAGTTAGGGAATCTGTAACATCAATGTCAAAGAGAGCATTAGTCGAGTTGATAATGTCCATGCGAGCATAACCTGCTTGACATTGACGATCGATGTCAATGCGACCTGTAGTAAGACTCACCCCAGTCACATTGGTATAGACAGTCGTACCGACTGTGATGCGCCATTCTGGAAGCCATGTCATACGGCTAGAAGTCCTGTAGAGCTAGTGCCTCGCTGATATGACTGACGGATCACATCTTCTACAGCTCTAGCAATAGCCTCTGGATCACCGACTCCAGCATTGACTGTGATGTTTATATCTCTTGACCCAACAGCTCCTGAACTAAAAGTTGATCCACCCTCTGCCATACGGAATGATCCAGCATTGAATGGATTGATTGCTCCGCCTGCATACATATTGGTTAAAGCATTGAAAGCACCAACATCTTCTATCTTCTGGAAACTGTTAGCAATTCCATCTGTAAGAATAGTAAACTCTTTAAGGTTAGATCCGATGCCTGTCATTAGTTCTTCTATTGCAGTCGGGCTTGAGATTCCAGAAGGTGTAGAAACGGCAGATGGCACGGAAGTATTGCCCTGAGTCGGAGTGAGGGTCTTAGTGCCTTGCAGTTTGAGCAGTTCCATCATCTTGGCAATAGCTGCATCCAGGTTGCCTAAATTGATTAAATCTTTTGGCTTTAGACTTTCGAGAATGCCTTTGATGTCAGCAAGTTTTACATTCTGATTAGACAAAGCACCAAAGATTTTTAGATCCTCATTAAGTCTTTTGGTTGCAGCAGTAATGGCTGCTTCATCCTTATTTGCAATGGCATCTTCTAGATCAGAAATTGACTTCTTGATGTTTAGACGGGCAGTGTCATTAGCAATTTGTAAAGCTTGTGAAGCAGTTGTTGCCTTGCCTAATTGCTCAGCCTGATTAGTCAGAGCTGCTGCAACTTGAATCTTGTCCATATCAAAGACTTCTTCACCCTTAAGAAGGGCAAGGTTAGCCTTGTCGATTGCTTGCTGGAGTTTCTTGTCTTTAGTGATCTTGGCTTGAGCTGTTGCCTGCTGCTGTGTCAGTCGAGTGATCTGCGCTTGTTGTCTAATTTGGACTTGACCTGAGATAGACATTGGCGTGATAAAGGGTCTTGGCTCCTGCTTCAAGTCCTCGAATGCATTGATTAAACTCTTTATGCCTAATGGATCACCAAAGGTTTTACCTAACAAAGATGTTAGGAGTGAACCACCGGGAATCTTCTTAAGTTCATTCACAAAGTAAGCTGCGCCAATCGTGGCGTTTTGCAATTTGATACCAAGCTTGTCTATCTCAGAAGTTGTCTTGGCAAGTCCTTCTTGACCATTAAGAATGTTCAAGGCTTCGATTAAGCCAACACCAATAGATTCCTTAAAGTTTTCAGTAGCAACTGCTAGTTTATCCATCGAGCCTTGATAACTGTTTGCCGCTGCTGTTGCTGATCCAGCAAAGGTTGAAGATAACTGGTCGGTGATTTCCTTGAAAGATTTGCTCTTAAGATCTGCCTTTGAAATACCTACGCCCAAGCGAGAAAGAGCTGTGTTGTTTCCTAAGAATGCACGACTCAAGGCTTTTGTAACTGAGTTTAAGTCCAAAGAATTGGCGGCACTTACATCTAAAGCAATGCCCATCAAGCGTTGAGCCTCGGCAGAATCGCGTGTGGCAACCGCTAAAGTCTGATAACTCGGACGAAGGAGATCATCCACAATTCCAAACTCGCTCTGGAGTCTTTGGATGTAGGCTTCAGAAGTTGCTGCATCTCTACCTAAGCCCACATTCTTAAGGGCTAGGGCTAATTGTTGCTGAGCCTTCTGGTCTGCTGCTGCTGCTTTAACGGCAGCCTTGCTATAAGCAAGAACAGCAGTTGCTCCAAATGTCAGACCAAAAGTAGCTGCTAATTTCTTTACATTTTTACTAAGTTTATCTGTAGCAGTATCTGCTTGCTTAAACGCTTTATTGCCTGTAAATTCCGCTGCAATATCAATCATCACATTAGCCATGATTTACACCTTTGCTCTCGCGTTTAATTTGTTAGCTGCGCCCTTAATTGCTGCTAAAACTGCTTCTCTAGCTTTGCCGTTATTTTCCTCATATGCACGGAATAAAGCGCGACCTTCCATCTTCTGATCGCCTTTCATCTGTGAGCCATACTTGTTGTTCTGATTCTGCACAAAGCGACTGCTCGGGGTCTTACGCCCCATAGTCTCGTAAATTGCTCCAGCTGCACTTTTATTGAATACGCGAGCAAGGGATCTAAAGCCTCTACGATTAGGCTTAGAAGGTGAAGTTTTATAGCCAACGCCAGCCTTAACGATACGAGCATTGTAACTAGGGAATCGAGCTTGAGAGTTTTCTCTGGCAAGCCATCCGCTTAGCACTTGACCATCATCAGGGAAATAGCCTTTAGCCGTTTTAGTAATAGGCTTAAGAGCCCCAGCGATTTCCTTCTGGGTTTCCTTAGCAAGATCTGGAGCGAAGGCACGGAGAGCCTTGCGAAGTTTAACGCCGCCCTTTACGCTTGCTGGCATCGCTCACCTCTTTCGCTTCATCCTTGAGCCCTTGCACTAATGCATCGAGCATGATCTTATCTAGATCCAACAACTGCTGTGGCGCGATTCCCAATCTAATGCTTAGCCTAGCGATTAGATAGGTGAACGGAAGATCGCGCTTTAAGCTAAAGGGTCTGAGTCTAATACCTCAACACTCTTAAGTGTCTCGATAAAGTCAATCCCGAAAGGCTTAACAGTTTCACCTGACCTGCGTGTTACTTCCCATGCTAACCAATAGACATCGCTCTGCTTTTCTTCATCGCGGAACGCCTTATGGAAGCCCTTTTTAGCGTACTGCTCGAATGAGTACTCCACTGCTGGAGTGATCTCGCCTTCCAATACGCTTCCATCTGTACGAACTATCTTTAGTTTTGCCATGAGTTTGCCCCTTTATAGTTTGTTTAGAATGTGCCTGTTGTGGCTACTGCAACTGTTGAGTTAGCAGTAAATGTGATCGACTGTGTGGACATATCGCCAACAGCACCATTGATGTCTGTTGTGTTGTTCACTAGAAGTGACACTGTGTAAAGAGGGTTAGTAGCAGATACTGCTGTTCCCTTTTCCTGTAGGAATACACATGTGACTGTTGTACCCCATGCAGCTTGTAGTGTTGCCAATACATTTGCTGATGCTGTGTCGTTTAGGAAGTCGATTGTTACAGATGATGCTTCCAAGCCCTTAACGAACTTATGTGCTGTGTCACCCATTGCAGTTACTTCTAGCTCATCGAATGTGCGGTTAAGAGTAATAGATGTTACATGGTCAGAAAGATCAACAGTGTTAATCTTCACGCCTACTTTATTGTTTAGAAATACAGCCATGAGATTATTCCTCGTCTTTCTTAGTAGTTACTGGCTTTGGTGCTGGTGTGCTTACTTGCCCGATTTTCTTCAGGAAGTCAGCGTTTTCTTGTTCCCACTCGGACATGTTTAGCTCCAACTCGTTAGGATTGATACGGACATCTCGCAGCTGAGTAGGTCACCCGATGCAGCGTTGAGAATACTTGGTGCGCTTATCGCGCTTACATTATAGGTCAAAGATGATGCAGCAAGCTTTGCGAACACGCCACAGACTGTGTCCTCGATGCCGTTAAGGTTTCCCTCGTTGTCAAAGAGTGGCACTGTCATGATGATCTTAAAACTAGCCATTGGGCTAATGCCAATGTGTTGATTGTTGCTAGGTGTTAAATAAGGATCATCTGGAGACACAATCACAGAGTTAGCAAGAACTGTTGCCGGTGGAAAGGCGAAAGTCTGCCACTTAGCATTGTCTACTAAAGCAGTTGCTAAAGTGGTTCTAAGAGTGGTGATGGCAACAGGCATCAGCCCACCATCGAACGCGGATCAAGTGCGTGAGCGATCAATCCTCGCACCTTAGCGAGAAGCTGTGCGCTCATTCGGTAAGGGCTTGGCTGGAAATCGACTGCGTTACTGCCTGAAAGGGTGGCTGTACGCGCTTGCCAGATTTCAACAGATATCATTAAAGCTGCATTCTGAACTGCTGTGTCTGTTGTCCAGTCTGTGTATGTTCTTGAAGCGACTGAGCCATAAGGAGCGATAGCGTGCTTAGGCTGCGCAGTTGTGTGATTTGTATTCATGCTGATTGAATAATCTCCAACGGCTGTAATAACTTTACTTCCATTGTAAGAAGATCCAGAATTAGAAATTGTTACTGTTTGACCTACATAAAAAATCTCTTTAATACGATCGTTAAAGTAAAGAGTGCCCTGCCCTACGATGTTTTCATGCGCTACTGAAAAGTAAGTAGGACTCCATAACATAGGAAGTAAAACTGCATCTGCTGCATCGCATACTTCTTGAAGGGTTGCATCTGGATACAAAGTACCGACTCCGAGCGTGCTGCGGAGTTCTGCGACTGTTGTAAGTGCCATGATGTCCTTTCTAAAGACTCTGGGGAGTAGAGGGCTACTACTCCCCAGAGCGACTTAGTGAGTTTGTTACGCCTTGTTATTCTTGAATGCGCCTGCTCCGACCTTAGTAGCGATTGCTCCAAAGCCGTAGTAGCCGATTGTTACAGAACCGTTTGCAGTTGATTCTGCGCGTAGGCGGTATGTTGGTGACTCGTACCATGTGTAAGCATCTGGGTTTACGATTAGGATAGTTCCATCGCCATCGCCACCGTTTGTTGGATCAACATAAAGGTTAAGTCCTGCAACATTACCTGTTAGTGATGTTGGTGCTACTTGACCGCCAGCGTTCATTGGCTGTGATGCTGTGTAGATTGGGCGACCTGCATCGTTAAGAGACATGATGTTAGACCATTGTCCTGTTGATACGACCATGTTGCGTGCAAATGGGTTAGGTAATCCT